GTCCATCTGTTGTGCGCATTCAAGAGCGGAGCTCCGCCGTTCAGTCTTTGAAGCTTTACGTGTTTGGGATCCAGAGAGAGTTCTTCAAAATATGGTTTTGAAAACCATGACTGGCGAAAAACGCGCGCACCCTGAGACCAGACGAGCTCAACGGTTCGCTTTTCCTCGTTCACCGACGCTGGCTTGAACTCAACAGCGCGCTTAAGCTTCGGCATGAACAGCTTTTTCACTCTTTATCCCCTCCGGCGGTGAGCAAGTCAGGTGATTGAACGAGACCGACCTTCGATGTGAGTCGAGGATCGCTATCGAAAACAAACTTCTGTTTGTCTGCGGTGGCATTGTCCTTCGCGATTTCTTCGTGAACCTCGTCCGGATCGTAACCAGACTCGCGAATCACCGATGATCGACTTGTGAATCCGGCCCTGACAGCAGATGTTGCCGCTGCGATCTCCTTCGATGGATCAATCATCTCGCGGCGAGGAGGGCTCCACTGAGCAGAAAGAAGAGTCATGCTCGGATCGAGCAACGCCGCCGCATCAAGCCACCAAGCGAAAACGCCATCGCAAAACTTGGGAATCATGACGTGCCAGCGGAATCGATCGACGACTCTCTGAAATGAGGTCTGCCCCATCTTTCCGGACGAAAAGTTCACCTGAGATAGGTCTCCGCTGAATTCCTCGTATGGTAAGCCAAGGCCTGCCGCAATTCCGCGCAGAGATCCTCTCTGGTACTCCGAATAGCCTTCGACACCGGGAGGAGAAACGGTCTTAACCGTCTCCCCGCGCCGCGCGTACTGAATCAACCCTGGCTGTACCTTCTCTGTGAGCATACCGTCTTCCGGATCGCGTTCTTTACCCACAGAAATGTCACCATCATCACGCTCAATGATGATTCCGAAACACGCGGCGATCTTCTGGCGCATCAACTGCGCATCCTCATAGTCGGCGAAGTCGCGCATCCTGATCATCACAGGCGCGAACGCCGTCCAGCCGCGCTGTTGGCCCGGACGTTTCGGAGCGTACAAATGAATGATGTCTTCGGCCGGAATACGAATCGTCACCGGCGACGATCCTGAAATGTGGGTATCTCCCGGATGTCGATCAAACATCCAATAGGCGACGCGCTCTCCACGTGGACTGAACTCAATCCCATGGACGACACGATTCGTGCCGACCATCGTGTTCTTCCTGGTATCCAGGTAGTCAGCCTCAAGAAGTTGAATTCGCAGCGGGACACGGCTCACTGATTCCGCGGCATTCGGTCTTACGCGCTTTACGAATACCTCTCCATCCGTAAACGTAGCCGCGGCGGCGAGCGATTGAAGCGCTCCGAAGCTCGACTGTCCTGCGGAGTCACAGAAAGATGTATCGGCCCATGCCTTCCACATCTTCCGCGCTCGTGCGGCCGCATCTTCGTTCGGATGTGAAAGCTTGATTTCGATTCCCGCGCCAACGATGTTCGACTGAAACACCTCTACAGCCCGAGATGCGAAGCCGTCATCACGGACAAGAGCACGGGCGCGATTCCGCATGGTTTCGAGATCCCAAACTGACTCTGCGTCCGCCGAAGTTGAATTCGCGATCCAGCCATTTGTGCGACGTGAACGAGATGCGGCTTCAAACCGCCGTGTGTGCTCGGAGACGATTGATACCGCCGCTCTCGCGCGAGCACGCTTAAATCCCGCCGTGGGCGAGAAGTAGCTGACGAAGCGATCGAGCATGTTCAGATCTGCCATCAAAGCCCCTTCGAGAACTCGGCAACGGTGCGAGAATCAGAGCTCTGTGGACTGACTTCTTTGCGGATCATCTCTCGGATGCGCAGCATTTCGTCGAGGTCACGATACTTGACCTTCTTATCGGAATACTGGACTTCGAGATGTCCTGATTTGATCGCGGAATCGATCGCATCAAGATCCGTTTGCGTGAACGCCAAAGAGAGCCTCCAAGGCTGAGCTTCGGTCGTTCATCGAAACGTCGATAAATTTCGGAAGTAGATCACCAGAAGTCATCCTCGCCGCGTGATCGACGAGTTTCTCCACGAACTCTTGGAGGAGGTGGCGTTTCGACAGGCGTAAGCTCTTTCAGGAGTGAATCCCATTCGCGGTCAGAAAATCGATCGATTCCCAGTCGAATCGTCGCGGCTCGCGCGTAGATTCTTAGATCGAGGGCCTCGTTTCGGTCTTGAACCTTGGCCCAGACGTACCTTCGGACTCCACGGATGATCCGAACGACCAGCTGCTCGGCGCAGAGCTGCTTGAAGTGATCGGAATTGTATTCAGGAAAATGACAGTATCTTGCCGGATATCCTGCCCCGTCGACGGGCGAAGGAAGTTTCAGCCATCCGTAGAGCTCGGATTTTAGAAGTCCGACCCCGATCGGCCAGAGTTTCAGTCCGCGACGGGCTTTCTTTCCGTTGACCATAACATCGACTTCTGATGGATGAAGGAGTGCAGAAGCTGTCGTGTCGATCCCTTTCACGATCATGACCCGATTCGGCGGCTGTTTCCGACCCCATGAATAGACCGACTGAGTGTTGAATCCTGAGTCGACCGCCATCATACGGAGTGGAATGTCGAGCCCGAGCTCGTGCGGCCACTTCTTCTCGAGCAATTTGTCGAGCTCGAGGAACGGTTCCTCAGTCGAGGTGTCACCTACGAAGATATGCTTTTCAATCGACCAACTCTGAAGGTCGCGGCCGTACCCTACGACCTCACACTCGAGTCGATCCTTCTGGACGTCGACGCCGGCGACGAGGATCAGCGCAGCGGCCGGAACAGTTCCCATCCGGTACGATTCCCGCCTCTCGTAAAGGCGTTCCCATTCCGGCGCATCCCCTTTCTCCTTCCATGTCTCCCCGAGAACGGTATTGAAGAACGCCCGGAGCTTCTCGGGCGACTCCTGAGAATCAATCCAATCCTCCGCCGCCTCTGCCCATGAGTACCAGCCGAGTGGAGAATAGAGCGAATTGAGATGAAATCCGGCGATCTTTCCGCGTGATGCGCCTGGCGCTTCTGCGATCCACCGGCCGCGAGCGAGAATCTCTGTCTTGAATCTTTCAGGAATCGCCGTTTCGCATGCTTCGCAGACGTACTGAGCAGTCTCGGGCTGTCCCTTTTCCCATCGTAACTGTGCCCATCGAAGGTGCTGGAAGTGGTCGCAGAATGGACATGGGACATGAAAACGTCGCTTGTCGCTGTTCTCCCATGACTTCTGGATCGCGCTTCGACCCTCGAATGTCGGAGTCGATATCTTAAGCCTCTTCTTCCTCGCAAATGTTCGTTGGCGTGCCTCAGCAAGCGCCAGCGGATCGCCCTCCCCGTCCACGTCCGAAGGATACGCATCGATCTCGTCCATGATCAGATATTTCGCCGGCAGAGAGCGTAAGCCGACCGCGGAGTTCGCTCCCGTAAGAACGAGTACTCCCCCTTCGAAATCTTTCATCAGCAGCGTGTTACCGGAGTCGCGTGAGCGTACGTCTTTGACTTTGCCCTTAAGCTGAGGACTTTCCTCTAGGAGCGGCGCGATCCTTTGCTTCGATGTTCGCTTCGCAAGGTCAACGGTTGGAAGCACCATCATCACCGGTCCAGGAATTCGATCGATAATATACCCGAGGAAATTCAGTCCGCCCTCGGTACCGCCGACTTGGGCGCCCTTGATGAACACGACTTCTTCGATACCTGAGTTCGGAGACAGGCAGTCCATGAACTCGCGAAGGTAAGGGGTTCGAGATGTTCGCCACCGACCAGGCTCGGAAGCCGCGCGCTGACTCAGAAATCGGTACTTATCCGACCAATCGCTGACCGACATTGGCCTTTCGGGACGGAGAATGTCCCAGAACCTGAGTCGAAGGCCTTCAACCTTTTCCGCTTCTGCCATCATCCGATAATGCCTCGAGCGCCTGAATAAATTCTTGAGTCAGAAGTTCGTGGATCTTGTCTGCGTCAGTTTGACCGGCGAGCGCCGGCGCGAGCCGATCAGGGATTGTCATGATCGAGTTGCGAATCGTAAGCGCGATCTTTGCCCATTCCGCACGAACCTTTTCAACTTCTACGAGCTTTCCCGCCTTTATCTCGTAGGAGAGTTTCGCCTGCTTCGCGAGATAGTGTTCCTTCTCGGCCTTCGAGATGTAAATGTTCGGAGGTCGCGCCGAGCCTTCCTCCGGATCCGCTTCGTCATCGTCGTCAAGCTCTTCGTCGTTTGAGACCTCACTCTGCGGAGGTGGATCGCTCGGCTTCGAATCCGGAAATCCCGCTGCCCATGAGTCGGAGTCCTTGTTCTTTCGCGCACCAGTGCGCTCCGCCCACTGCTTGTCAGCCTCTTCGCTCTCGACGTATCGCTTCCCGGTCACGGAATCGATATGAAACGAAATGCGTCCCTCTTTGACTGCGTACGTGACGGCCGCCGCGGAAACTCCTCGGTGCTTCGCGTACTGGCCGAAGTTCATTTTCGGCATTTAAATTAACCGCCTGGCGCGATTCTTAAGATGCGTTTCGTCAGACCTTAAGTGGCTTTCGCGTCTCCAGCTCCTTCTTTTCCGCCAAAGTGGCGATCTCAAGCTGATGCCGAAGAGCCTCCTTGGCCTGATTGAGAAGAATCTCGCCGCGCTCATCAGGCACCTCGATGACGATGTGGCCCAGCAACTCGAAAAACGCCGCCTGATCGTCGCTATCCATCTTCATTGGAAACAAAAGGTAGTGAAATCCCCCCAACGGAATGCTCGAGGGATCCTTTCTGACTGCCAGTTTCATTCATCCTCCGCGATGTATCAAATGCGCCGGATCAAACCGGACTTAATTAAGTAATTTCGGGCCCTTATCGCTAGCGAATTCCCGCAGTGCCGCCACC